CCTCAGAAAGTATGCAAACTATTACACTTTTTGAAGATGATGAACAAAGAGCAAAATATTTACCTTTAGGACTAAATACAGATTATGACGCAAGCGTCAAATTTTCACCCAAAGACCTAGTGCTAGTTGGTGGACGAAGAGGTTCAGGTAAGTCATTGACTTCTTGTAACCTTGCTGTTAATGTTTATGATTCAGGAAGAACAGCTCTCTATTTCACTATTGAGATGGATAGCCGTTCTATACTGCAAAGAATGTGTTCTATCAGCACAGGAGTTACTTTTACAAATATTCGTGACAAAGTTATGAATACAGAAGAGTGGAATCTTGTTGCTGGTTGGTGGGCAAATCGTTTTCAGGGTGGAGACGAATTACTCAGAGAATATGAATCACATAGAGACTTTGATGAGTTTCATAGAAACTTAACTAAGAATCCATTAACCGAAGACAGACAATTAGATGTAATCTACGATCCAGCCCTCACTCTCTCAAAAATCCAAAGCGAACTCGATAAGAGGGTAAGTCGCACAGACATTGGTATCGTAATCGTAGATTATCTAAACCAAGTTCGTCGCCACAATGCACCAGGCAAAAACAGTCAATATGACTGGCAGGAGCAAATAGAAATAAGTAAGAAACTAAAGTCTTATGCTCAAGAGTATGAAACTTTAGTTTTTGCTCCATACCAAACAGATTCTACTGGAGAGGCTAGATTCGCAAAAGGTATATTAGATGCAGCCGATGCTGCTTACTCCCTTGAAACATGGGAGCCGACAGATAGATGTATGACATTTAACTGTACAAAAATGAGAAATAACGAAGTAAAAGGTTTCTCTAGTGAAGTCAACTGGAAGTCATTAAAAATTGGTCCCGCTTCTGCATTGACTCCTACAGAGAAAGAAAAAATGAAAGAAGATATGGGACTAGGAACAGAAGGTGAAGAGGCACAAGACTTATGAGATTATTAGAAGAAGTCTATCAAATAAATAACTCAGGATTAGGAGATGTCAGAATATTCTCTGATAGAATGTTTTGTTACAAAAGATACTATGTTGATTGGGGTAATGGTAATGAAACCATGTTCTCTGGTTTATGGTATAAACTACCTGAAGTAAAAAAGATAGTAGAGAAAGAAGTATTTGGAGATAGATGATGATACTTTACACAGAAAAGCAGTTACAAAATGCATATATAGTATATGTAAGAAAACTACATGAATACAACCTTAGTGATAAAATTTATGTAAAGATTCCTACACTAGAAGAATTTAGACCTATGTATGAGGCAGAGATGGAGCTACAGTATGGAAACGACTCAATCCAATAACGAATTTAGAAAACATGAAAAAATATGCAAGTTATTAGGTATACCTCTAACTTGTCCACACTGCGGAGAAAAATTAGATGATACAGATAATACAAGGAGATTGCGTTCAGAAACTTACAAGACTGAAACCAAGAACCGTTAATACATGTATTACTAGTCCTCCATACTGGCTATTAAGAGATTATGGCACAGGAAGATGGGTAGGTGGTAGAGCGGATTGCGACCACTTAGGCGACACTATGAGAGCATGGACTATTAGTAATGCAACTAAAGCTCCTAGAGAGTTTTATAGAGAGGAATGTCCAAAATGTGGAGCAAAAAGAGTTGATGATAAACAGTTAGGACTAGAAGAAACTCCTGAAAGATTTTTAAGAAATATGGTAAGAGTATTTAGATTTGTAAAAAATGCTCTAAGAAATGATGGAACACTATGGTTAAATATGGGAGATAGTTATCATCACCATAATTTACAATTAAATGGCATGCCATGGAGACTTGCTTTAGCATTACAAGAAGATGGGTGGATATTAAGACAAGATATAATTTGGCATAAACCAAATCCCATGCCAGAGAGCGTTAAAAATAGATGCACAAAAGCACATGAGTATATCTTTCTATTTAGTAAAACAAAAAAGTATTATTTTGACCATAAAGGAATTATGGAAGAAGCAGTGTATGAAGAAGGATTAAGAGCAAAGCGTTCTGTTTGGACTCAGGCAGGAGATTCTGCACCACAGTCTGACCACTTTGCAACTTATCCGCAAAAATTAATAGAGCCCTGTGTAATCGCAGGTAGTCCAAAGGGCGGAGTAGTTTTAGACCCTTTCGCAGGATTAGGAACAACAGGAATTGTTGCAGAAAATTTAGGAAGAGATTCTATAATGATAGAACTAAGTAAAGAATACATAAGAGAAATGAAAAAGAGAATAAAAAAATTAACATGATAGTAACAGATGAAAAAATATTAAGACAAATGTCTAAAGAGTGGAAAAATGATAGTCCTCATTCTAAAGAGGAACTAGATACTATTATACACGAAATGAGTCAAGCCATGGATAAATATAATGGTATAGGGATATCAGCAATACAAATAGGATATCCTTGGAGAATATTTTTAGCAGGTAATCCTGCACAAGTTTTTATAAACCCAACAATACTAGAAAGAAGTAGTTATACAAAAGTAGATTGGGAAGGGTGTTTAAGTTGCCCAGGAGCGCATGTAAGAGTAAGACGTTCACATAGTATAAAAGTGAAGTATACAAATGAAGAAGGAATAGTAATAAAACGAAAATTTAAGGGATTCGATGCAAGAGTTATTCAACATGAGTTTGACCATCTTAACGGATTTTTAATTACAGACAGAGGAAAGGTATATCAAGAATGACAGTAGAAGAACTATTAGTAGAAGAAAAAATAAAATTTAAACAGTCTCCAGCAGACTTTGTTGTGCATTGTCTAAATCCAGAGCATGATGACACTAATCCAAGTATGAGAATAGATAAGATTACAGGAGTATTTAATTGTTTCTCTTGTGGGTTTAAAGGAAATATTTTTAAGCATTTTCATAAACCAAGTAACTATTTAGACATAAAGAGAGAAAAAGTAAAACAAACAATAGAACGAAAAAGGTCTGAATCAATCGGGTTAGTTATGCCGAAAGATTTAATTCCATATAGTGGCACTTGGAGAAATATAAAAGCAGAAACATACAAAGAGTTTGAGGCATTTTTCTGTAATCATGCTCCATACACTGATAGAATTGTTTTTCCAGTTAGAGATATAACAGGAAAAATTGTAGCTTTTAATGCTAGAATTAGACATGAGAAGAATATAACAGGACAACCAAAATATATAAATCACCCCCCAAGAGTAAAATTACCTCTATTTCCTACTAATATTACTCCAATCAAAGGAAGAGTATTACTAGTAGAAGGTATATTTGATGTAATAAATCTATATGATAAGGGATTAACAAATGCACTTTGTTCTTTTGGGATAGGAAATGTAACTCCTCAAAAATTACAACTATTGAAGATGAAAGGAGTTGAGCAAATAGATATTTTTTATGACCCGGATAGTGCAGGTCAAGTAGCAATAGAGAAAGTTGTAGAAATGTGTGATAAAGTAGAGTTAAAACATTATCATGTAAGAATACCCTCAGATTTAGGAGACCCAGGTGCTCTTTCTGAGCAATCAGTTAAAGAATTAAAACAGTCATTGTACTCAGAAAAATAATACTTGACACGAGGTTAAAAATTTAGTATAATATATAATATGAAAAAAATAGCATTAATAGAAAGTAAACCAAGCAGAAACAAGTTCTTTGAACTGTTTGAGAATAAGATTCAGTTTGATTCTTATGTTCTTTGTTCTAATCCGCAAATTAAGAAAGTTCTTAAAAGAGATGTGGATATTAATATAGATTTAGATAAGTATGACTGGATAATACTGGTAGGTTCTGAGCCTCTTAAATATTTTACCAAAATAAATTCTATCACCGAATATACTGGTAGAATTGTTGAGGATAAGTTTCTTCCTGTTATTAACCCAGCCATGCTTGCCTTTAAACCTGAGGCAAAGAAAACATGGATAGAATCTAGAGATAATATTGTAAAGTATATCGCTGGAGAACTAAAACAAGAAAAACTGGACAGTGAAAACTGTTTTGGAATTACAGATAGTAGAGAACTTAGTCGTTTCTTAATTGAAGCAAGAGACCATGAAAATGATTTTATTGCACTTGACTCAGAAACTTCTAGTTTATATCCTCGTGATGGACATATGATAGGTGTAAGTTTAGCATTTAAAGAAAATCATGGAGCATATTTTACTACAGACTGTATTGATAGAACTTGTGAAGTTTTACTACAGCAAGTCTTTAATAAGAAAAAAGTAGTATTTCATAATAGTAAATTTGATATTGCTTTCTTTAAGTATCAATTTGGATTTAAGTTTCCAAATTTTGAAGATACTATGTTAATGCATTATACACTAAATGAGAATCCAGGCACTCACGGCCTAAAACAACTCGCTCTCAAATTTACTCCTTATGGAGATTATGAGAAACCTATGTACGATTGGATAGAAGCCTTTCGTAAGCGTAACGGCTTACTCAAACAAGACTTCAGCTGGGACATGATTCCTTTTGAAATTATGAAAGATTACGCAGCAATGGACGCAGTTTGTACTTTTCTCATTTATCAGAAGTTCTTACCTAAGTTGGAGGAGAATGATAAACTCAATAATGTTTATCGAAATATTCTTCTTCCTGCGACAGAATTTCTTCTTGATGTCGAGAGTAATGGAGTTCCCTTTGATAGAGAACGACTTGAAAAATCTACGGTGCTGATGCAAGAAGATATTGATGAAGCAGTCAAAAAACTATATGAATTTAAAGAAGTACAAATCTTTGAAAAAGGACAAGGTAAAGACTTCAATCCAAATAGTACAATGCAACTTCGTTCTTTACTCTTTGATTATATCGGACTAAAACCAACAGGTAAGAAAACAGGCACAGGAGCTGACTCAACTGATGCAGAAGTTCTTGGGCAGTTAGCCGAAGAACATGCCGTTCCACAGCTTGTACTAGATATAAGACAAAAAGTAAAAATCAAGAGTACTTATCTTGATAAAATTATTCCCGCTTTAGATAGAGACAGCAGACTTCGTACAGGTTTTAATCTGCACGGAACAACATCTGGTCGTCTTTCATCTAGTGGAAAAATGAATATGCAACAGATACCTCGTGATAATCCAATCGTGAAGGGTTGCATACGAGCTAAGCCAGGCAATAAAATTGTTGCAATGGACTTAACTACAGCAGAAGTGTATTGTGCAGCCGTATTGGCAAACGATACAGCACTTCAACAGGTGTTTCAAGATGGTGGAAACTTTCACTCAAATATTGCGAAATTAGTATTTAATCTCCCCTGTGAAGTAGACGAAGTTGCTGAGTATTATTCAACAGAAAGACAGATGGCAAAAGCTGTTACATTCGGCATTATGTATGGTGCTGGACCAAAAAAGATTAGTGAACAAGTAACAAAAGATAGTGGTACTTATTTCAGTACAAGTCAAGCTAAAGATGTTATTGAAGATTATTTTAAACAATTCTTTATGTTAAAGAAATGGTTAGAAAACTGTAAAAAGATTATTCAACAACAAGGATATATTTACAGTTTCTATGGAAGAAAGAGAAGATTACCAAATGTAAAATCGAAAGATAGAGCAATCGCTGCTCATGAAGTTCGTAGTGGTATTAATTCTCTTGTTCAATCTGTAGCTTCAGATGTTAACCTTCTTGGGGGCATAGACGCACAAAAAGAAGTAAAAGAAAAGAAGATACCCGCAAAAATCTTTGCACTTGTTCATGACTCTATTTTGGCAGAAGTAAAAGAGGAAGCAGTAGAAGAATACTGTGAAATACTTCAAAGAAATATACAAAAAGATAGAGGATTGTCCATACCAGGCTGCCCGATAGGTTGTGACTTTGATATAGGAGATGATTATTCCTTTGGTAAATTTGAGAAAAAATATGAAGAAACTCTTACTAACAGTAACTATATTAGCTAGTTGCTCTACTATTCCTGAGAAGCAAGAATGTGAGAGAACATATCATGGACACTGTGCATATGAAACTGGAGCAAATTAAATGGCCTGTATATGTTCTTCATTCTGACGAAGTAGAAGAACGAGATGGTTTACTATACTGTGATACACAGATAGTAGACGATAAAAATATGAAAGGAGAAACTCTTGGACAAAGAAGATTACAAAGTCCACATAAAAACTTATATAATTTAAGAGTAATGATAGAATCGTTTCAAGATTTTGTTCATCACAAAGGTTTAAATTATATAGATAGTGATGGAAAATATTTTCGTTGGATAAAGAATAAAGTATGTAATCTAATTAGTCATAAAATAGAGAAAGTTGAAAAACGAGATATTGGAAGTTTAGTGTGGTGTGAAAATGTTCCCTTTCCATTTTTTGTAAAGAGACCGCCCGAAGCTAGACTTCGTTATGCAAGTATACTTTATATGGGCAATCAACCTTCTATACTATATTCTTTTTCAGAACAACAACAAAAAAAGACATGGCGTAAAATATGAAAGCAGTATTGAGCAATAGAATCTTCATGGAAGTAAATGCTAATATGCAGTCTAAACTCGATAATGAACTTACATATACAATACCCCCAAGAAATCCACTAGACCCGCCTTTCGTTATAAAAAACATGGGCATAGTTAGAAAAGGTTTAGTTACCTTACCCAGCGGAAGAACGGATTTGATACCAGAAGATTACGAAATAGTTGATAAACGAAAATTATCGACAATAGAACCTTTTGACTTCAAGTTTACTT